AGAGTAGATTAAAAATCTAGCAATTCAGGCCATATAGTTTCCATTAATTCCTCTAAGAATTTCTCTTCTTCTTCGGAGATATCACAATGCTTCACACGTTGACGTATTGCGTGATAAGTATCATATAACGCTCTATGAACATCTTTTCTTTTAATAAGAAGTAGCATCTCAAAATCGTTCTCATGCTCTTCATTTTCAAAACTAATTGTCGTTTTCATCTTCTCTCCTTAATCTAGTGTTAATTCCTACACGCTTTCCTTTCAAATCTCTTTCCCAATATTCACTGCAACATTGATTTTTAAAATCATAAGGAACTTCGCTAATATAATGTTGATAAATATCAGCAGGAGCATTGTATCTCCAGCATTTTTCTTTTAAAGGACAGTGAGTACCTCTACACATTGCAATGTCTGCCATAAAACCTCTTAGTTTATGTCAATAGGATACAACTTATCGAACTTTTCTTAAAAAGAAAGATATGATTAGTTGTGCATATTTAAATTTTTATGATAATTTGTACTTAAAGTTTTAATTAGCGGTATTTCGTGGCGGTTCAAAAAAAGAAACGTACTTCTGCAAAAGAAGTATTAAGTAAAAAAGCATCTCCATTTATGGCAGTTCTGCTTAAAAATAGAAAAAGAACAGCGAAAAAACCAGTTAAAAAAGCTTAATTAGCACTCTTATTTAGAGAGTGCCAGATTTTTCGAGAGGCAGGGAGTAATTAACCCGTTCCATGCCGCCCATGGGCCTCTCATCCTTTCCTAGAGCGGTGGAAAGTAAAAACCGTTTTTGTATTGGATGAGATGGCCCGAGATTTAAACATAATTCAAGATTTTGATGAGTACTACAATGATGCTTACGCAGCATGGGACCCATACTTTCCCTTAGCAGAACGTGACCTAAAATTTTTTTTAGGAGATCAATGGGACGAGCAAGAGAAACGCCAGCTCTTTCAAGAAGGTCGCTCTACTTTTGTCTTTAACTATGTACGCCGTGTTATCAACATGGTATCTGGATATCAACGCAAAAACCGTCTTTCTTCTGTTGTAGCTCCTATAGAAAACTCTGATCAAAAAACAGCTGACCAACTCTCTCAACTTTTACTGTATGTGATGAATTACGGCGAAGGTTACCAGACTATTTCTGACTCTTTCAGTGGGGCTTTAAAGACTGGTTGGAACTTGATGAGCTTATGGGTTGATTATCGCGATGATCCAGTAAACGGCGACATTAAGTTTGCAAGAGAGCCTTACAACGGCTTCATTTTAGATCCATATCTCACAAAGACTGACCTTTCAGACTGCCAATACATCCTTAGAAGAAAATACCTAGGTGCTGATCACGTAGCATCACTTCTTCCTGGCATGGAAAAGGAAGTTTATCAGCTTAATAAGATTGGATATTCACGAGACGATAAGTTCACATGGCTCCCATACCAGCGTAATCCAAACGGTCAAGACATGATGGCTTATAACGAGATGTATGAGCAGAAGTGGAGAAAAGTACCTGTCTTAGTAGACATGGAAACTGGTGAAACTACTGAATTCGACATGGATAAAGACACTTTGAATATGTTTTTACGTCAATATCCACAACTAAAGGTAGTTCAGCAGTCTAAAAAGTACATTGAGAAGAACATCATCGTAAATGATCAACTGATGAAGACTGAAGAGAACCCTTTTGGTCTTGATGAGTATCCATTTGTACCATTTACAGCCATTTTTGAGCCTGAGTCTGATCAATGGGGCTTAAAAGTTCAATCTTTGATTAGATGCATGGTAGATCCTCAGCGAGAGAGCAACCGTAGACGCTCTCAAATGGTAGACATTCTAGATTCTCAGATTAATTCTGGATGGATAGCTAATGAAAATAGCGTCATTAACCCAAGAAGCTTATTTCAGTCATCACAAGGTAAAGTCATTTGGAAAAGAGAAGATGCTCCAGCGGATGCCTTAACTAAGATACCAGCAGCTCAAATTCCACCTTCAATGTTCCAACTTCAAGAGTTATTTAACCGTGACATGGTCGAGATTGCGGGCGTAAATGATGCTGCTTTTGGTCAAACAGAGAATGCCCAAGAATCTGGTGTGATGATGATGCTTCGTCAAGGCGCATCTTTAGTTAACTTACAAGAGTTGTTTGACAATCTACGTAATAGCCAAAAGTCTCTGAGTAAAAAAGTTCTTAAGCTTATACAGCAATGGACACCCTCTAAAGTACAAAGAATCATTAATGAAGAGCCAACTCAAGAGTTCTATAACAGAGAGTTTACTAAGTACGATGTCACAGTACAAGAGGGCATCTTAACAGATACACAACGTCAAATGTACTTCCGTCAATTAGTTGACTTACGCAATCTTGGTGCTCCTGTTTCAGGTGAAATGTTGGCTAAAGCAGCTCCAATTCAAGGTAAATCTGATTACATTGAAGAACTTGCAGCGATGGAGAAACAACAAGCTGAGCAAGCACAGAAACAACAGCAAGTTCAAGACCAAGTTCTACAAACACAAAGTGAAGCTTCTCAAGCTAAAGCTATTTCTGATGTTTCTTTAGCAGCTGAACGCAGAGCTAGAACTCATAGCAACCTTGCATTAAGCGCAGAAAGAGTATCTGAAAGCGAACAAAACAGAGCAAATGCGGCACTAGATAGAGCAAGAACTATAACAGAAATTTCAAAACTAGAAGATGAGAGACTATTTAGACTTTTCGAAATGGTTAAGATTCTTGAAAAAGAAGAAGAAATAGATAGAGAAAAAGTTGGATTAAAAGTTGGCGTGCAAGCTCAAAACATAAGTCAAGATGTTAAGAATCAGGCTTTAGTGAAAGAAGCTTCAACTTCTCCACAACCCCCCATGTCAAATGATCCTTTGGCGGGAGGTCAATTATGATCTTAAATATTTCTAAAGATTTTTTTATACACATAGAATGTCGGCCAGAAAGGGAGTGTACTCTAGTATGACAACTCCTGCACAAAGAAATGTAATTAGACTCAACATTATTGAAAGAATTTCCATCTATATGATGAACATCTGTTCTGCAAACTTTATTGCAAATTTGACAAGAACTACATCTTTTAGAAGAAAATTCTTTGAAAAATTTCACTCCATTTTTGTAATTAGGGGAATTTTTTCCAACAGCGTAAGAATTATAACATTCTTTAGAACAATATTTGCCTCTTTCATTTTTAATTTGACTAAGAGTTGCATTAAATTTTTTACTACAATTAATGCAGCATCTGTTTTTCTTTCCTTTCTTAAAATTTTTACAACAATCTATAGAACAAAATTTAACATTGGTATGTTTAAGTCTAGATTCAAGAAAACTAAATTCGACCCCGCAATCTGCACAATTTCTAAAAAGTCTAGGAACAATAAGAGCTTTATCAGCACATTTTTTAGAGCAAAAACATTGTTTTTGATTTTCAAATCTAGATTTAACTACATCAAAATTCTTTTCACAAACTTTACAGACCAAATTAACTCTTTTTTTCTTAAAAGCATACTGACATTCAGTAGAACAAAACTTTTTTATCTGCTTTTTCAGTTTATAAGGAAAAATTTCAAAAATTTTACTGCATTGATCACAACTCGTTTCCATGTAGTGAATTATACCACATTAAAAAGAGGTATGAGAATACCAATAATTAATTTAACAAAAAACCAAGAGGTACCAAATGGCTAAGTATAAACAAGGCTATAAAGACCGTCAGGATGAGTCCTACGGGATGAAAATGAAAGGTTCTGGGGCTATGGGGCATGAAAAAAAACCTATGAAATGTGATGCGATAGCAGCACAGAAATCAGACATGGGAAAAATGCGCTATGAGCCAATGACCAACCGTGGATATCCGCGTCAAGCATTTGATTACAAGTATTAAGGAGTAACAAATGACACAAGAGATTGGAGAAACCCGCGACGCAATTATTGAAGATGACCAAAGACTCATTCAAGACATTTTAAATGCCAATGCAGATCGTACAGAGAAGTATTGGATTGTCATGTTTGCTAAAGCATCCAAGAACAGCGTAGACGGAAAGCCGACCTTGATTAAGTACGTCAAAGCTTATTCAACGAAACCAGCCCCTAAAGTGGGGATGATCGTTGCTGAAGTTGACAATCAAACTGGAGAGATGAAGTGGGATGTAAATATGCCACAAGCTCCTATTGATTATGACGCACTAGGTGAGTTGGGAGCTGAAGGCAGTAATGAGTTGGTCACAGAAACCACCTCAATACCCAACGCATACATAACTAAATAGTACCGCTAACTACAAGAGCGTAAAAGGATCTAAGCAAATGAGCGAAGAAGAATACCAAGCACCGGGCGAACAAATGGAGGCCGCCGCTCCCGTAGAAACTGAATACTCAGAATCTGGCAGTCAAGGGACTCAAGTGCCACTTGAAGCTTTGAAGGCTGAAAGGACAGAGAAGCAGCAACTACGCGATGAGATGAAGATGATGAAGGATCATCTAGCGCTATTACTAGCAAATCAATATCAGCCAAAGGAAACTCCTAAGGATGATTTTGACGGATTGTCTGAGGACGATGTTTTAACTGTTAAGGATCTTAAAAAGGCACTTAACGATAAAGAAAAGCAGTTCCAAATGACAATTCAAGAGCTGAAGATGACGCAGAAGTATCCCGATTATCAAGATGTCATCACCAAATATTTACCAGAAGTTTTAAACCAAAATCCAAGTTTGAGATCGACTTTGACAAGTTCTCAAGACTATGAGCTTGCTTATTACTTAGCTAAGAATAGTGACTCTTTTAAGAAGGAGCACAAAAAGGTGAAGAAGAATGCCGATGCAGAACGCATAGTTCAAAATGCCGAAAGGGCAGGCTCATTATCGAGCGTAGGGCAAAACTCACCGATTAACGAAGCTAAGCGATACAAGAACATGTCTGACGATGAATTCAAAAAAACTGTTCAACAAAACTTGGGATATTATTAGGAGAATAAAAAATGGCAGCTAACATTACAACTGTTGCTGTACTCCCTCCAGCGGTTCGTGAATATTACGACCGACTACTTCTCATGACTGCGTATCCTCAACTTGTACACTTAAA